AACATTAGCTGGTGATTCAGATGATGCGGTTCCAACTGAAAAGGCAGTTAAAACCTATGTAGATGGAGCTGCTGGTGGAGACTTGCCCAATATTCTTATCAATCAAAACTTTTCTATCTGGCAAGAGAATACAACTTTTACTAATCCTGCAAATGGTGTCTATACGGCTGATGGATATTATGTTAATAGTACTGCTGGTGGGGGAACTATCCCAACTATAAATGTAAAGAAAAATACCTCTGCTATGGAAACAGGGTTTGCTCAATGTTGTGAATGGGAAATTACAAATGTTGGTTCAGCGGGGACAACACGATCTTGGTCATACAGACAAAAAATTGAAGATTTTGAAAAATATCGGGGGAAGACTGTAACTTTTTCAATTAGGATTAAAGCGTCAACTGCGATAGCCTTAACTGTCGCCAGAATATTAATGTGGGATGGGGTGAGCGCAAGTAGCACCACTATATCATCTGTAACAACTTCCTGGGTAACATATTCAACAACCTTAACCGTAGATAATAATGCAACTGGATTAGAATTGCGAGGTTTTGATGTTATTGCTTTAACAGGTACAATCTCCACAACGGGGTCAATATACGTCCAGTGGATGAAACTCGAACTTGGTTCAGTTGCTACAGCTTTAATTCCAAGAAATACAGGTGAGGATTTAAGGCTTTGTCAGAGATATTACCAGAAAAGTTATTTACAAGCGACTGCCGTTGGGGCAGCAACAACTGTTGGCTCCACACATACTTATTTAACGGGTGTGGCAAGTTCAAATTATTCAATGTATTTTAATGTTCGGCTGTTTTCTGTTATGAAGGCTGCTCCAACTGTAACCATTTGGGATGTTGCTGGTAACTCCGGCAAGGTTACGATGTCGGCAGGAGACGATATCATTGGTTCTGCTACAGGAATATCAGACTCTTGTTTTCTTGTGACAGCTACAAATGGAGCTGTTGCGACAGACAGGAAATTGACGTTTCAGTGGGTGGCAGTTTCAAGGATATAGGAGAAATTGTGGTAAAATATAAATTAACAGAAGGCGGAGTACAAAACACAGAAACAACAGCTTTTATTCCTAACGATGAAAGGAATAATGATTGGCGGGAATATCAAAATTGGCTTAAGGGGCTGGATGTAGATGGCAAAGATTTAGGAACGGGAAAAAATACACCGGAAAAACTTGAAGTTATAGAACAATAATCAGGGAGTTAAAAATATGTCTACCTACACAGTCGGATCGGTAATCGATGTTTGCAGAAAGCGTATCCTGGATGAATCCAGTATCGATTTTGATGATCCGGAGATGCTGAATTTGTTTAATTTGACCGGTCGCAAGATGGTAATGCTAAATCCAAAGGTGCATACCAGGATCCGGACATTAAAAATGCAACCCGGAAACAAACAGATTCTGTCAGCTACGCCACCTGTTGGCTTAGAGCTTATTGACGTAATTCGCAATATGGGCACTGATGGATTAACGCCAGGGCGCGCCATTCGTCAGACAGACAGGAGTTTTATCACACGCTATGTGCCTGCATTTTCCACGGATCCGGTTAATGCTGATGCCAGTATCTGGGACTGGTGGCCCCTTCCTGAATATCCGGAACAGTTTTATGTGCATCCAAAGTCTGATGGTACCGGTTATATAGAACTTGAGCAGGCCGAGACTCCACCCGATATTGTCTATGATGCACCCGGGGCCTGGAGATCACTGGCAATTCCTACCAGTGACTATTATTTAGATGGATATATTAACGGGATCTTGTTTCAAGCCTATGATGATGATACAGATATTCCCGGGAATACGCCCAGGTCTCAGTTATATTACCAACGGTTCATAATGGCTCTGGGCTTGCAGCAAGAAGGAGGTCAACCACAATGACAGAATATTTATTTGCAAATAATGCTGCTGGTGCATTAAATACAGCTATCGGTACCGGTGACACGTTGCTTGTGCTTGAATCTGGAGACGGGGCACTGTTTCCATCTCCTGGGGCTGGCGAAGCTTTCCGGCTTATTGTTTTCGAAAGCGCTTCTGTTTTTGAGTGGATGACCTGCACTGGGGTGTCCGGCGACTCTTTAACGGTTACGCGAAGTGCGAGCCCGCTTTCTTTTAATATTGGGGCATCCGTGGAACATCGGATAGACGATGAAGCCTTGGAGAATTTTTTACAAAAAGGCACTGATCGCATAGTAACATCAGATCCGGATGGATCTTTGGCGGCATCGTACTTTGGGGAAGAAGTTTATCAGAGCGTTACTGGTGTATGGTTTAAGCACACGACTGGTACCGAATGGAAGGAGATGAATATCTAATGGCTCTGGTCTTCAATATGGGATCTCAGGCAAGGCTGGCGGCTAACATTGCCGCTGTTGACACCAGGATACTTTTAACCAGCTACGATACATTTTTGAATAAAGGTGGTGTCGGTGATAGTTTTTATGCCCAGATGATTAATGTTGAAGGGGACCGGGAAATCGTACTGGTAGATGTTGAAAATTCTGATGCGGTTCAGGGCTTATCCGTCACGCGTGGGGTGGAATCGACTGTTGCCAGGGCCTGGGGTGGAGGAACGATTATATGGCAGGTTTTATCCGAAACCTCCTGGGATGCGGTTGGGCAGAAATCAATTTCCAGGCAAGTGGCTTATATCCCTGATGGTGCGTTGGTTTCTGACTATATCGGTGAGAAGGTTTATCAGTCGGATACACAAATGTGGTGGAAGGCTATTGCTGCTGCTTCTACCGAATGGCGCTTGATTGCAGGTGAGATTTTTGTTGCTGATGTAGACTTCGATCCGTCATCGGGAACGTATCCACCGGGCTACACATTAACAATGTCTTGCATTACGTCTGGTGTGTCTATCTATTATACCGATGATGGCACAGATCCTGACGAAACCGATACGCTTTATACTGCTCCTATCACGTTGCCGGAGCCAGGACCTACAACTTATAAAGCCAGGGCTTTTGGGGCAGAGCGTTGGCAAAGCCCAAGTGTAAACATTACCAGCGGTGTCTATGAGATCGAACCTTTTGTTGGAGTATTTGCAGAATATTTTGAACGCCCCGGACCACTTTATGATGGTTATGATAATGTTGGCTGGAGTGAAGCTACAACCGCCAATGGAATAGTTGATGCAGATGCTTTAAGTTCAATAGTTGGTAGTCCGCCTGGTTGGGGAACAGAATGTCTAAAGATTTTTACTCCCAGCCTTGAAGGGGGATCTAACGGTACGATTTCTCCACTCTTTACGTCTCAGGCTGCCCTGTATATAAGGTTTGAGATTGTGTTCACTTCTTTATCGTTAACAGATTCATATGATGAAACAGATATATTTAGGCTTCTTACCCCTTCTAATTCGTGGGCTAATTCCATCTCTGTGTATCGAGAATCAGTGGGCGTATATAAGTTCAAGATTCAGAATCAACCAGCATTAAGCGATGCCATTAGCCTTGACACAGTTTATAGGATTGAGATCCATCACGACCAGTCGGGTTGGGAGTGGAAGGTAAACGGGGTAACTATAGATAGTGGTTCGTGGAGTACAACGATTGAATTTAACCATTTAGATCTTGGTGCAATAGACGGTAGTGAAACCTTCCATGAATACACAGCATACTTTGATAAGGTAGGAATAAGCATTATTAACTGGATAGGACCATAAATTATGATGCGCTCAGCCGCAAGGCGACAAAAAACTTTTATAACAACTGTGGAGACGGTCGGGAAAGGGTTTTTAAAATGCCTGCGGCTGGGCGTATCTCCAATCAAGGATAGAATATGAAAATAAGCATCCCATTATTCAGTGGTCTCAGGCCGGTCAGGGCCAGGCAGCTTCTGGAAGCCAATGAAGCGCAGGTGGCCAGCAACGTTAAGCTTGTTTCCGGGGAGATACGGCCCTGGGATAATGAGCTGAAAGATGCCGATGCAAAGCTTGGCGTACTGGTTAGAACGATTTATCTATATCGGTCTCAGTTTTGGTTGGAGTGGTCAGCTGACGTGGATGTTGTTTTAGGGCCGGTATCCGGAGATACTGATTTTAAGTTTTATTATACTGGGGATGGGATTCCCAAGAAATCAAACGAGGCTGAGGCCACTACCGGTGGCGGTGCGCTGCCGATTAATTTTTATTCCATGGCCAGCCCACAGCCATGGATAAAGCCAACAACCAATAATGTGGGTGGGGGTTCCGGTGATGCCAGAGATCTGGTTTACGCGTGGACTGTAATGACAACCTGGGGTGAGGAGTCCGCCCCGTCACCGGTTTCTGATGTAGTGGTCGGAGCATTACCGGGAGACCAGATCGATCTTACCAATATGGACATGACCTGGCTTACTGGACAGGGTTATGATTTAACTGATTTTGTAATTCCCAGCACTCCCAATGGGTATGTTTATAAATGTGTTCAGGCTGGCACAACAGGTGGCCCAGAGCCTGCTTGGGGAACCGTTGTAGATGGTGACACAACCGACAATACGGTTATCTGGAGAGCTTATGAAAACACGATATTGTCCAAGTTTATTTACAGATTGAATCAGGGTGAAACAGCAGCTCAGTATCAGTATGTAGATCAGATTACAGCGACAGCTACGGTTTATTCCGACAGCAAAGAAGATACTGAATTGGGAGAGGTTTTACAGACAGGGCTTTCGCCTCCACGATGGTTGCCACCACCGGACAATCTGCTTGGAATTGTGGCATTACCCGGTGGGATATTGGCGGGTTTTGTCGGAAAGGATCTTTATTTTTCCGAGCCGTTCCAGCCGCACGCATGGCCGGAAGAATATGTGCTTACTTTGGAATTTTCCATTGTGTCCCTGGGCGTGATGGAGAACAACCTGGTGGTAGCTACAGATCAAAATCCGTATATCGTTACAGGCACTACGCCATACTCTATGACGCCAAACAAAATGCCGGAATCGCAACCATGTATATCCAAACGGTCTTTGGCTGAATATAAGTTTGGTGTTCTTTATGCTACCAGTGATGGCCTTGTCCTGGTTTCGGGAGGCCGAGCTGTTAATGCCACCGAGGGGTTTTTTACTAAAAACGAATGGGAAGATTACGAACCAGATACCTTTATAGGGGCCTATCAGAATGGACGGTACTATGGATTTTATGATCAGGGTGACTTTGAGGGTCGCGTTCTGGTCATAGATTTTGACCAAAAAAAGATTACAACCTTGCTTTTAGGCGCTGAACCTAATACGAATTATGCTCCGGCTGTGCATGTAGATCCACGCACCGATACGCTTTATTTTGTGAAACAAACCGCTGAGGTTTTATTGCAGATGGGCGGAACCAGTTATCCTAACAGGGCTGATCAGATTGTGCAGATCGGATCTGGGGATAATATATTTTTAATTGCAGACTTATAGGAGACCGTTATGGCAGATCTTGACATTACCCAAATGACCCAATTGTCGGTAGCTCCGGCAGCAGACGATGTTGTTTACCTTGGAGACGTTTCAGAGGTGGTTCTTGCCGATCAGAATAAACATATTGAGATTGAAAACCTGTTTCAGTATCTTGATGGTGGATACCAGAGTGATATCGTCCTAAATGCTGCTGCTACGCTTGATCTTTCGGCAGGTACCGTTCATCTTAACGAAGCTGTCCATCTGTTAGCTACCTCTACAGAGCTGAACCAGTTGGATGGCGTGTCGGTTGGAGGTTCTGCGGCTGGAGATATTACCACCATAGATGGTACCCAGACGCTTACCAATAAGACTTTGACTACACCCACGATTGGTGATTTGACCAATATGAACCACGATCATTCCAATGTAGTAAATGGTGGAACGCTTAACTATTCTGTGACTATTCCGGTCTATGGTGCCGCAGAAGCTGTTGTTGCTGGAGAAAAAGGAATTATTGTTATCCCGGCACAGTATAATGGCCTGGATTTAATCGGTGTGATCTGTGGAGTTTGGGATAAAGGTGTAACGGGAGCAACCAGTATCGGAGTCCATCGTAGTAGGGCCGGATCGGAAGCAGCCATGCTTTCTACGGAAGTCACTATTGGTGACGAGTGGTATGCACAAGACGGAGTTATTGATACAGCAAACGATGATGTTGCAACCGGCGACATAATAAATATCAACATTAGCGCTATTCACAGCGGCACAGCACCGAATGGATTAACCGTAACCTTGGAGTTTGGCTAATGGCCTATATAACAGAAATATATGAATGGGAAGGTGACGACACCCAGCCCTTCGGAACCTTCAACTGGAAGACAAAGCTGTATAACCTTGAAGATCGGATGCGCTTTGGCTTTGGTCGAATCTATTTTGACGAAGGCGACTTTGACGCTTATCTCGCAGCTTTGGATGCTTACAACCTTTTGATTAACCAGAATCTGGGGTATTTATCCGGTGGCTATGTGATATATGTAAATGCACCGCACCAGGGCTGGCCAGTTGGTGGGTTGCCGTTGGCCGGATCTGTGATTCGGGACACTGGAGCAATGCCAACTTATACGGGGATGAAGGAATTGTTACTCAAAATTTATGCTGACGGAACATTAATATCAACTACACAAATATTTACCCAGCTTCCTTTCAGGCTGGACGCCCAGCTTAGAGCTAATCGATGGGAATTTGAGCTGGAGGGTAATGTGGAAAATGTTAAACGTATAGAATTTGCACCATCAGTAGTAGAGCTTATGCAATCACAGCAAGGGGGGTAGTTAATAATGTATACAAACACTATGGCATCAAGGGGGGCTTATTCCGGGACAGGTGGAATCGGAGGTAATTATGGGCCTACTATGGGGACTTCCCGGTTTTTCCAAGTACAAAGACAAATGATGGGTCAAGACAGATCGCATGAGATTAATATGCGCGAAATGCAATATATGGCGGCACAGCAAGCCCTGGGATTAGGCCAGGGTGGTGGGGCAAATGCCGGTATGAATCAATGGTTAGACCAATGGAACCAAACGCTTCAGGAGTCTAAGGGTGTTTATAATCAAGCTTTGCAGTCTTTTGAGGGAACCTACGAATGGATGACAAGTGCTGGAGAATCTGCAAGCCGTTTGGGTAATTTGGCTGAACAGATGGAAGGTGAGTATACACGATTTCGTGAAGACTTTGCCGGTCTTGACGAAAACTTCCGACTGGCAGCTCAAGAAGAACTGGAAGCCAGGGGTGTGGCCAGGGAGCAGTTGATGCAAGCGACCCAGGCTGATTATGAAGGTGTGTCTGGTCGGGCTATGGCGGATGTTAGCTCCCAGGGTAATCTGGCCAGGCAGGCGGATGCCAGACGATTGCAGAGACTGGGTATGGATCCAACCACCACGCAGGGTCGGGCGTCTATGGACCGTATATCCGGGCAGGAAGCTACCGGAAAAGCAATGGCGTCCACTCAGGCAAGGCGTGGTGAAAAAGAGCGAGCGACTGGAGCAACAGCTATGGCTATGCAGCTGTTAGATCCAACAAGAATGATGCAATCGGCTATGGGCATTAGGAGTGCTGGTGCCAGCATGTTGGGGCAATCTGCACAAATGAGAGGTCAGCACGCTTCTACGTTGGCAGGTCTTGCTGGTCAGCAGACACAAATTGCTCAGGGGCAGGCAAATATTGCCGGTGGTATGGCTACGAACATTGCCGGTCAATATGGTGACATGGGTGGCTTGCAGATGGGCTTACAGTATGGCGCACAGCAAAATGCTATGAACTTTATGGGGAGCATGCCTTCTTATGGGCAACCGGCAAGTTCTCCCTTCAGTTTAACATAATTACTGATGGTAATGTATGAAATAACGGAGGTATAATCATGTCAATATCAAGTGCTTTTTTAGCGGGGCAGCGAGTAGCAACTCAAGCGCAAAATCAAAAGCTGGGTGTATTAAATGCCCTTATCCAGCGACCAATGAGAAGGGCGCCTGGTTCACGGGTAGGCATACCGGGTGGCAACCGTTCTGCAATAGAAAGCTTTGCAGATGAAGATAAGCGCAAAGCAACTGAAGAAAGAGCTGAAGGCAAAGAAAGAAGGCTGGAAGAAACCCACGCCAAGGCTATGGAGGTTGCTGAGTTAGAAACCGATATTTTAAATCAGGCTAAAACTGAAAAAGAAAATGCTGTGGCTTACAAAACCCAGGATCGAATTATAGCGGAAGTTGAAGGCATAAGATCTGACAGGATCCGTAAAGGTGTAGATGAAGATGCACTGGCTTATCAGGAACAGATGCGTCACTATAAGGCTTATTCAGATGCGATCTATCGTGGAGATGCTACGGCTGCCGACAAACATTTCAGGGGGATCTATCCGGGCATGGGTGCAAATAGCAAGACGAGTGTTACCAGGCAAAACCAACCACTGAAAGATGCCCAGGGTAATCCTGTATTAGACGAGCAGGGCAATCCGGTCTTGGGAGAAATGAAGCAACAGTATGATGCCCAGGGCAATCCGGTTACTGAAGAACAGCAGCAGGCCAGACAAATGGGCTACCCTAAACATCGAACCGATGGTGGTGTAGTGTCTATGCAATTTGGGGACAACACTCCTGTGCCGATAGGGTCAAACCGATTGCGACAAATCCATACGTCTATCCATCAGAGTATGATGCAACCAGTTGGCGGTGGAGGCTCTGCCGGACTTGCAACCGGAGAAAAAATATCAGCTAAAGACCAGTCTGTGATTATGAAAAACAATATTACAGCAGGTAAATCTGCTATGGAAGCTGCCTTGCAATATGCCGAAGGGATCCCAGTAGAACTTGCAAAAGGCGAAGAACGTGATTTGATAAACCCAAAGCCAAAAACTGCTGAACAACACCAGAAAGATTTTCTTAAGGGTATGAAGATTTTTCAAGAAATGGTCGGTGGCAGCAAGTCGAACAAACTTGCAAACCGGTATGGACTAACAGGTAAAAATTTCTTAACTCCACAGGCAGCCAAGGTCGCTGCCAGCAGAGTCAGGGAAATGTTTGATGGCCAAGCGGGTAAGAGACCCGACCTCCGGATGATAATGCAGAGTGGTTTAAAGGAGTATGGCCCTGCTTTTGCCTACCATATGGCCAAAGAATTTAAGGCAGAACTGACACCTGGCGAATTGGACTTCGAGGCTGATAGTCCCAAAAAGGCACCGAATTTTGGTAGGGGTGAAGAAAATGTTATCAGCATTTTTGATGAAGATATTGGAAAAGACGGGTTTGGCTTTGCTATCGATAAAGATCTAAAGCGACCTATGCGTTGGGATAAAAATAAAAAAACGTGGACCGCAATGGAGCCGTCAACACTGAAAGCCTATTATAATATGCTTCAAATAAAGGCTAAAGATGGTGACAGCAAGGCTCAGGAAGTTATACAGTTGTTGGAAGCAGAGCGTATGACACCGTATAGTTCTTCGGACCTTCTTAAACCAATTGGTGATGCAGATTTAAAACCAAGATCTGCTATCTCCGACGCTATGAGGTTAGAGGATAAACCTGCAAACCAAATGACTCCAGAAGAAATAAGTAAAGCAATGAGTAACAGAACTTCACCCGCTTCAAGATTTTTAGAGGAACAAAGAAATCTACCCCAGGAAGAAAAGGAAATGGTGATGAATCGAAAAAGGGAACGAGATGAAGGAGCGTTCCTAAGAGAAAGACCTTACTGAACGGGACAATAATATGGGAATTAACGACGATATTTTAGCTTATGCCGGTAGTGGTCTTTACGAAGATGATGACGACCCGATGTTTTCGCGTTTGTTGTCCGGAGAGACACCGCGGCCAATAGAGGAATTTTACAAGGGTATTGATTCTTACGATGAAGACAGGCCCGAAAAACATCCTCCTGTTGAGTTAAACCCCTGGGAGATTATGACTACCAGTAAGGAATGGGGTTCTGAACATACACAACGGCTGGGAGAAATCCTGGGTGCCCATACCAAAGATGTTGGTCGCAACATGGCCATTGGTGCATTATCAACTTCTGAATGGCTCAACCGGATGAAACAAAAGTATGTTCCTTATTATACCGAAAGCACAGCGGTTAAAGCTCTGGCAGATACAATTACCAAATTTGGTCCCGGCATTATGGCCATGGATGAAAACCACGAGATGGCTTTGTCTATGCTGGCTGAGTCTGAATATCTTAAGGCAGATCCCAGAGGGCTGGAAACCCATAACTGGTTTGAGGGGTTGGTATCGGTAGGGCCCCAGATTGGATCTATGATACTGGCTTCAGCAGTTGGTGGACCATGGGCTGGTTTTGGAATGATCGGTATGCAGATCCTGGGTGGCACTTATGACGGTTTGATTCAGGAAGGCACACCGCCGGAAGATGCTTATTATTGGTCACTTGGCAATGCTGTTGTCCAGGGCGCTTTAGAGATGGTGCCGTTTTTACATGCCATGAATAAGTTTAAGCTCCGGATGCCGATGCTTGAAGGTCTTAAATCTCTTGGCCAGGTTGTTGGTACAGAGTTCCTGACTGAATGGGCACAAGCCTATCCTGATTCCTTTATTAATATCTTTGCTACTAATCCAGACAAAGACCTGTGGAAACGGGCGGAACTATTTAAAGATAGCTTATGGGAAACCACCAAGCAGGGCATGTATGAAGGCACACTAACAGCTCCATGGTCGTTGCTTTTTGCTCCCTTTGGTGCAGTTGCTGCCAGGAAGCAGAGGAAAACAGATAGGGCTACGAAGAAAGAGGAAGACGAAAGATATCACCGACTTCGAATGGAAGAAGATAAGCTTGGCAAAGGTCCGGCTATGGAGGCAGCAGACGAAGGTGACTTTGTACCTTTTTCTGATAACGATATTATTTCCAGACGTGTGCCAAACAGAAAGGCGTCTTCAGTGACTCAAGCCCATCTGGATATGATGACCCCGGAACAACAGCAGGTTTTTTTGAAGTCCAATTTCCGAGAACGGTTTGCTGAGATAAATGCTGCTATGCCGGATAATCCTGTTGAAATTGAAAACCGGCAAGAGCGAGCGCTGGAAGCTGCTGATGAATTTGCAAAAACGCTTCGCATAGTCGGCAACGACGTTTTTACACGCCAGCCCAACTTAGACGACATCCAAAAAGAGCGCATACTCCAGGATCTGGGATTGGTCCAAACGCAAGATCAATACGAAGGAGCAATGGAACAGATCGGTATCATTAGGGGCAACGGTATCCCTGACCGTCCTGCTTTCAGTGGTATAGAGCCAATTGGTTTAACCCGTGAAGAATATGACCGGCGGGCTAATTTGCTGGGAACCTTGTCTGATTTTTACTTTGTTGATCGCAGCCAGATTCCACCGGATTTGCGGGCTGCCTATAGCATGATGGCCGAACAACTTGGATCTGCCGAACCGAAGGGTGTAACCTTTATAGATGAAGCTGGAAATCTAAATCTTGCAGAAGGTATGGCGCACGGATATGGATCCAGTTATCCTGGATGGTTTAAAGAACCGTTTACTATCAGGTATCGGGATTCACGAATTAAAAAAGATAAAAGCGGCAAGACGGTTATTGAACCGGACAAGAAGATTCCCGTGCGCGAGATGCAGGAAAAGAAAGAGGAGTTTAAATACGGCCTTAACCGAAAAGATTTTTTCGACCTGACCGATAAGCTGGACACCGGCAAACTATTAACCGCACGTCAGTTAGCTATATCTGACCATATCATGGGAATTGCCCAGGCTATGAAAGCGTCGGATCCCGAGTTGTTTCTGGGTGGCGAGATTGCCCAACTGGAATCAGATGGATATGAGATCCTTGGGACTGCTGTCCAGGCTGATTCTTTGGAGCTGGGTGATCAGGCAGCGATTGAGGGTGATGGATACAGCTGGGATAAATATACTGTGGTATCGGAAGACGATGGAGCCGGCAACATGGTTTTAGATTCGTTAACCGACCGGATCCAGATTCCACCTTCAGACGAACTTAATGTTGTGGGTGTTAAACGTAACAACTACTGGCAGACTATGTATGATATTGGTGGCCCGCAAGGGATTACAGACGCACCCAGGACGCTGCCAGGTATTGAAGATATTGAGCCGTTGCATCAATTAACGAATGTTTATTCCAATGCCCAAATGGAAGAAGATTTTGCCAATAAGCTTCCTGAGCTGGCGGAGTTTTTCGAAAATCCGGATGCGATTCGAGAAGGGGATGATCGTCGTCAAACGGAAGTGCCGGTTGAAGAAGACAATCGTAGCGGTCTTGAGCGTCGTGAAAACTGGCAAATGACAGCCGACATTGACAAGATGACTCCGGCTGAAAGAACTGAGGCTCTGGAATTTACCAGAAAGTTTGCCACCGTAGACGTTCTTACCGGATTATTAAACAGAAACGCTCTGGAGTTGCATAAAGAAGAATTTGGTGCGGACGTTCCTTTTGTATCTATCGATGTGGATGGGCTTAAATATTATAACGACATGACCAAGGAAGGTATGCTGCCGACCGGCGAAAGGGTTGTCGGTGGACATGCCATGGGTGATCAGGCATTGGCTCTGATGGGCCAGGCTATGACTGAAGCAGCTGAAACCACTGGAATTACCGATAGGGTTAAGCTGTACCGTATGGGTGGTGACGAATACGGAGTCAGCGGAATTGACAGGGATTCTGTCAGCAGGGACGAACTTGAAACTTTACGTCTTGCTGTTAAAGATTCAGCATCTCAAATAATTTTTGATTTCTTAGGAAAAGACGACAACATACATTATCAACTTAATGGACTGGCTTTTACGTCAGCCACGGGAGGTACAGTATCTAATGCGATATCAGCTGCCGAAAAAATCAAAGATGGACTCCCAGCGGAATACGCAACCATCGTTGAGGAAGGTAAAGAGAAACCCACCAGAGCAAGGATCCCTGGGACAAGAGTTGAAGTCAATTATCTCCCAGTCGGGTGGAGTCAAAAAGGCGAGGGCCTTCTGGCTTCCCAAGCCAGAGAGAATGAACAAGTGGGCAGGAGTCTTGGCCAAGCCAAACCTGTCTCAATAGATGAACAGGTTGTTGATGTCGGGTTGACTGGAGTCAACCCTCAGTGGACACCTGAAGACACTGTTGAAGACGCTGTTGTTTGGACTATGGCTCAGGTTCATCGTTTGTCTAAAAGCCCGGCCCTACCTGATACAAATGCCTGGAATTTCATTTTGGAAGAATTAGCCTATGAGGCTGAAGATATCGGGATGTCACCCAGTACGTTGGCCTTTGCCGTAAGTTCTGGTGCGCTCCAGCAAGCTCAAGAGTACCTGCCCAATGAGCAGTTGGGGGTGGTGCCAGCGACCGAGGCTGGAGTTGCACCAGTACCTTTGGCTGTTGAAGCTGAAATAATCCCTGCGGTAGCCTCGAAAAGAGGAGAAGCTGTCAAACCTGTAAAGCTCAAGGTTGTGCCAACCCCCAAAAAGGCTCCTGTGCGCCCTCAGTTGCCAGCACCACCGCCCAAACTTGTAACCCCTGATGTGGTTCTGGCTGAGACCCTTCCGTCGCCAGAGGAGGCCCCTACGGTTAAATCGCGCAAAGCTAAATTTGTTCGTGAGAATATGGAATTTATGCCCATGGACGAAACGGCTACGGTGCGATATATGGATCCTGAGACTGGAGAGATGACCGAAACAGAGGAGCCAGCGCGGGAAGCTTTCTCTGATATGGAAGAAAATGTCAACGAATTTTATTCGTTAATGGAGTGCCTGAAAACATGAAACTCTTTTTAAAAGATAATGGGAAAGAATCTGGTGCGGTTCAACCCAAAGCTGCCAAGAAAACAAAAAAGGCTATAGATCCATTAATTATAACAGTACAGAACGCGGTCAGCCAGCTATCTGAGGCAAACGAACAAACCGGAAAGCTGGTAGATAGTGTTATTTTGCATTTGTCCCGCAGCACTCCAATGCCGGTTGTTACAATGGAGGCACCGGTGATTACCATACCACCTTATCCAGAAGTGGAGCCACCTATGGAATGGGAGGTTACTGTCACCAGCAGGGACGCAAAAGATTTGATTAAAAATGCAACCCTAAAGAGGATTAAATAATGCAATGAACGATTGCCCATTGGACACCGGCAGCTTTGGCGGCTGGAGCTTTTGTTTTAGCCGTAGCTGTAACTATAAAATATAAGATTCCTGCGCTGGCAAAAAGGATGTCGAAAGTAGAAAAGCAATCTCACAAACAAGAGGTTACAGCCGTAGATATAGCCAGCACCGTTAAAAAGCATGAAATATACAGTAGGGATGGTACTGCCCGCTATCAACATGTGGATGATTGTAGAAGGTTTCAGGCTACTTATTGCAAAAAGATTGATGAAATGAAAATAGAAGTCGGAAATATAAATACCCAACTAAAAGGAATGGATAAAGCCAGGATAAGGGCCGAAAAGGATTTGGTTGCAACAATGACACGGGTTGAGGGTATGATACAAAAGGACAGGACACAAGAATTGCAAACGCTGGCAGAAATGATCGTGAAAAAAACAAATAAAAATAAATAATTACAAGGGAGATTTATCATGGCAATCGCTGACGATTTTACAGTAGCAGTTAATGGAGATATTAGACACTCAGCTAATGCAAACCATTATACTGTTTTAGAACTACATCGGTTTTTACAAGACCTTGCAGATGACGAAAATCCGGCAACTGCGGATGATTATGTGGATATTACAAGTGACACGCCCTCAGAAAAATCGTTTGATACTATCATTGAACTGATTAATAATTATAATATCGACGATGATGCTGCTGAGTATTTTTATGGAGGTTCTGTTAAACAGGATGGTGGGGATACTCTTTATTCTGGTTTAATTATTTGGGGCGCGGTTAATAACTCCACTACTCAAATTCAAGTGATTCAGGACGGAATCCTGTATGATGGATCGTCTCCTTTCTGGGGGGATCAATCTGGTGGTGGATATAATGGGAGTGCTGTAGATGGTATCCTTATGCGTATTCTTGTTAAATCCAGGGTGGCCGGAGCCGATATTAATCAAAAGAAGTGTGTTGTTCAAGCTCGTTCTTGGGGGGACTCCTACGATTTCTTTAATGTTACCTTGAGTCAGGGCGAAGCAACCGGGGCTTTAGGTACGACTCCTGACGCTCAGAATAATATTGCTATCGGGACTGTTCAGGCATGGGCGGGCGGTGACATACCTACCAATGCTGAAGGTTGGCAAACAATAGATATTAATAATGGTGACGGAGCGCAGCCATATTATTCTAAGTGGACATACAATACGAACACTCTTGGAATGAAAGCTCTTTGGAATTGGATTAAGGAAATCTGTGGTAACGATTCTCCGGCGGCAAGTGTCCATGGAATTGATGGCGAACTCTTTTTAGGCATTACCCATAGTTACGGATATGATGCTGGATCTGGTGCGTTTACGGAAGATGAAATACTTGTATGGGGAACTGATATCACATATGATGGTTTAAACGGAGCTTTTGCCGCTGATGACTATGTTGTCTTTAGACGAGCAGGGGTTATTATAAACGGTGGCAAAATCGGTTATGATAACGGTTCTACACAAATGAAAGTAGCCCTTGAAGATATAACCACCGCATTGGCTGATGACGATGTGATCCAAAAAGCTTCCGACCCATCTGGTGTCTATGCAGACATTGCTACCACTATTGTTAAGGATGATATTGGTGGAGGCCAGGGAATACTTTTAGGCGAGGATGCCGCAAGTGATAATCAATATATACAGGTTATACAGGGTGTTGCACCCGTTGATAACTTAGAACTAAGAGGAAGAACATCAGGTCAGACTTGCGATGTAGCAGGGTCAGTTACGGCTCGCACAGTACCAAAAACTTTCCTTGGTTCTTATACGGGTTCGTTGATTGGGGCTTATGGAATTGGTATCGATGCTGATGATTTAGCTTCAACAGACCGAGTATTTGACTTAACGAATACTGAGCGCACACCTCCTAATAATGTAACTTTTACTCTTTCTGGTCTTGTTTCTGGTGAAGATAGAATTTTAATATGCAAGAAAGATACCGGAGATGCTTTTGATTGGGATGAAATGACCCTTGCTGTTGCTTTGACAACGGCATCTGAAACTACTGTTGATGTTGGGGCAGGGAATATTCCAGCAGATGCTCCCGCAACAGGGACTCTTAGAATTACATTAGATAACGGTGTAATTAAGTATGTACCCTATACATCTCATGATAGTGATGATGAATTTACAATAGGCTCAACAAGTTTTCTTTCTCCTGCGGATGCTTCCATTGCTAATGGAGTAGTTCTTGCTTTTATAGATAAGGTGGCCGGTTCCGATACGGAAGATTTCACATTACAATTTGACGCTATTCGGTCACTTAGAATCCGAGTAAGGGATGGCGGTGCAACTCCTATTAAAACATATGAATCAAACGGTACCCTTAATACAACTGGAGGAAGTGCTGTTGCTTCAAGAATCTCAGACGCATAAACTAAGGTATGTAAGGCAAGGTCAATGCAATAGGTGCGGATGGTGCTGTGAATCACGAGTATGTCCAGAGCATTTATCATATACTAAAGAGGGGATGGCGGTCTGCGCTATTTATAAAAACAAACCTGGAGTATGTGATAGGTTTCCACAAGCTCCGCCTATACTGTATCCACATTGCGGTTTCTATTTTCTTGATACTTGGGAAAATAACAGAATTGTTAAACATGGTAAGGATTTATAATGGCACTATCAGTAAGTCTTAGCGGATATAATGCAATCAATCTTTGTGAGAATGAAAATGATTGGACAGGCAGTACCCCGTCAGATGTAACTGATTTTTTTAAAGAGGGCCTGCAATGTATAGGGTTTGAATTTATAGATTCCGGAGCCAATGATTCTGAAATATCCGTTACCGAGGATTTGTCTGGAACCACGCATCTTAGAATGTGGTTTATGTGTTCAGCACTCAAAGAGTTGGATACAGACGCTAATGGTGGTATCCAGGTATATTTGAGTGATGGGGCAAATACGGGTTATTGGAATGTTAGTGGAAGCACAACTTATCTTGGGGGGTGGTATAATCTTGTTGTTGATTTATCGGCTGCTGTCTCTTCTGGGACTAAGCCCACCATGACAACTATTACAACCCTTGGCATCAGAGTCAACCTGACAACCGGCTCTAAAAAAGCACAAAACACCTGGATTGACCATATTTATGCCGGTGATGGATTAATAGTTTATGGGGATAATGGTGCTGGTGGAGCTATTGATTTTGACGACATTTTAGCTGAAGACGAAGATACTACAAACGGCTGGGGTATTATACGAAAAATCGGAGGTATTTTTTATCTCAATGGCTCCATAATATTTGGTGATGCAGCAGGCGTAAACGCTTGTGAATTTGAAGATTTGTCTCAGGTGTTAGTGTTTGAAGACAGGCCGGTTAATACATCGTTATATGGATTTACAGTAGTTGATAATGGTACAGGATTAACGGAGTTTATATTAGGTGAAAAGGTTGGAACTGCTGGAATTAAAGGCTGTATTATCCGGGTTCAATCATCAGCACAGACTCCAAAATTTATTATAGATGGGTCTGACGTAGATGTTGATAACTTTAAACTATACGGCTGCACTGTTTATGGGTCTGGCGCTATAACTTTCCCTGGGGCAACTACAGATGTTGAAATTTTGGGATGTAGTTTTGAGGCTTGCGGTCAAGTTGATCCTGACGATGCGAGTGTTGAAAGCTGCTTTTTTATTAATACTTCAAATGTTGATGCTGCGGTATTATGGAATGAAAGCATTGATATGATTGATTGTAGTTTTATTGGTAATACAGTGGGAGCTGGTATTGAAATGCCCAGTGATGTTGGAACTCCCTACGCTTATAATGCTTTATTCTTTTCCGGAAACACCTATGATGTTCTCAATTCGTCTGGTTCTGCCATTTCAATTAATAAGAACAATGGGGCAGATCCTACAACATATGAAGGGAGCTCCGTAACCTTTTTGGGGACTTCAGTTACCACTCAAATCACAGTCAAAAATGTTAAAGATAGTGTCGTTATAGAAAATGCAAGAGTTGTTTTTGAAGCTGCGGACGCTTTGGGGCCTCTTAATTATCATGAATCAGTTACTGTATCGAGAATAGGGGATGTAGCCTATGTAGTTCATAATGGACATGGGATGGTTACTAACGATTGGGTAAGAATAGCTGGAGCAAATCAAGACGATTATAATATATGTGCTCAAATAACAGTAACCACGGCTGACGCATATAATTATGCTGTTGAAAATACCCCTGTAACTCCGGCAACTGGAACTATTGTTTCAACAGAAGTTATGTTTAATAAGCTAACCAATGTAAGTGGAATTGTTACAGATACACGCTCTTTAGCTTCAAATCAAAATATGGTTGGTAGAGCCAGAAAAAGCTCTATATCTCCTTTTTATAAAACTCAACCCATAATAGAAACTATAGATAAAGACAATGGGTTAACTCTTAATGTACTTTTGATACCGGATTAATATGGATATAACTTTACCAGAATTAAAAATTAAACATAAGAACTTGTCACGTCAGCACAATGCTTTGGTGTTGGCTGTTGATAAACTTATTGAAGAAAACGAAGCATTAAAAGAGAATAATAGTTTTCTTGGAGCCCAGCTCTTAAATGCTAATAAGTTCGTATCTATACAAAAACAAATAGTGGTCAATACCGTAAAAGCAAATCAAGAAAAATGTGATTTTTTAAGAACTGAAATACAAGCATTGAAAGATAAATTAAAGGAACAATAATGGCTCTTTCGGTTTCGTGGGGAACGAAAGTAATAAACGTTTTACAGGCTGATTTAACTCCTATTTCGGGTACTTTATATGAGTTAGACACCGATCAGTTTAGAAGGGACTTAAAAGCTCTTGAAGATGATGTAGAAGGGATGCCGTTTCCTGATACTCATATACACAACACTGAGGTTACAGTTGCAGGAATAACATATGCAAGATTTATAGAAATCATTAACGGGTACTCTGTGACTTTTGAAGATGGGCAATACACGGTAAGATTGGCGGGATCTAATAATAATATCTTTGACGTTGAAAATGGAATACTTAATCAGAATCAAGTGCAGGTTATACCCGGAAATGCGGCTGGGTTAATCGTAAAGTCAATAGGTTCTGGGCTAACCACACCTGAACACGATCAATTAATGGCTTTAGATACAGACTACCTTAAAGATGTAATAGACGGCAAGAAGGTGTTGGTGAAAAATGGCTTAACCTGGGAATTAATTATTTACGATCCAACCGATGGCGTAACGCCAATTTTAAATAAAGAAATGAAGGATAAGGACGGGAACGACATCACTGATTTAACGGCTGGCATTTTAGCTCAGGAGCTTGCCAATAGTGTTTAATATTCAACCAGGACAGGGCTTGGGTTTCACCGGAAGCAAGCAAATAGCTTTTGGCTTGGGAACGTTTTTAATCGCAGCCATTATTGTTGTTTCCGGCCAAAGAAAATATCAGTTTATGTCTGATGATCTTGAGATGCAAGCAGCTTTAAAAGATGACAAAGATTTTTTAGAGTTGATAATTATTATGGCTGAAGCAGGAATTTTCGATTAATAACATAAAGGGGGTAATATGCCAAAAAGGATTCCGAAAAGAAATGGGGGCGGAAAAGGCAAAAGGGCCAATAGGGGCCGCGGTGGTTGCTCTACTACTAAAAGCAAGGGGAAGGGCAGAAGATAATTTTAACCCCGAAAGACTGCTTTGTGTCTTAATTGTAGTGGTACTGTATGTGATATTAATAACTTTATTTTTAACAAGGAGACTGTGAAATGTCAATTTTAAAAGAAACATGGCTGAGGTGGCCGGTATCAACTTCACCGGATGTGGTAAACCATAAAATGTATTATGAAGAAGCTCCTGGATTGGTTGTTACAGACCCAGCCAACCCATCACCGTCTGTGGAAATCGGAAACACCATAGTAACCTATAACGACACCCTGCATGGGGAAGTCAATCTTGCTGAAATTCCTGGAATGACCACTCTTGATGGAAGGTATAACATTGGAGTGGCTTGTGTTGATGACAGGGGGAACGAAGCGAGTCCGACTTTGTTAGATAATGTCCCTTTAGATTTCGAGGCTCCCGACCCGGTTGGAGCCTTAGTTATCTCAGATTCTTAATAGGGAGTCTATGGTTGTGGATAAAAGAAAAGCTTGGATTAATGTAGCACTTATCTTGTTATGGATAACTTTCTTTGCTTCATTGGTCTTAGTAAATAAGGCAGAAGCTCAGTATGAGCATGAGTTCTTTACCGGGGAACAGTTTGGAGTTAGGTGGGACGCTTCAACTTTAGCTCTTGGGTACTACTGGTATATTGAAAGAGTTGATGACAATTTCGTAATTGCCCAGGATGCTACAATAGAGCTGGAAATGTCAGCGAATATCCAAAGTGCAGGAACGTATGTCTTCTATTGTAGAGCTTGCAAATTAAAATAAAACTTAGACCAGTTGGTCCTCTGATTTTTGATCAATATGGACCCTAATAATTGAAACAGGATTATTTAACTGATGGCAACACTTGCATATTGTCTTAAAAAAATGGGTAAGCGTTTTGATCCTGGAACAGCAAAGCGCTTGAGAGATCTGACTGACGACTATAAAGATATGGACATGGCCAAAGGTGAAGCTGAGATCCAGGCGGTTCAGGACGTGCTGGACACGCTGGACAAAGAATATGACAGCATCATTGATCAGCTGCATGGCCAGATGAAAGATCAGATCTTGAAGATCGATACTACGCCTGGCCGGTGGTTTAACTTTGAATTTGTCCGGAACAATTTGCCCAAACTAAAAGCCAGGATCACCGAATTACAGAAAATGTTTTGGGATTCCAAGACCTTTGCCAAAAGTGACGTTTACGATGGCACCTATCCTATTCCTGTTGAGGGTGGCATTATTGCAGCACGTCGGACCAAAAAGTATGCCAAGGATCCAAAGTACAAACGCAAGGTGGAGGGTGCGATTAAGGGAATCCAGGAGAACCTGATTGGAGCCAATCATACCCGTATGGTTCTGATGGGTAATCCGGATCCAGCTGGTCAGTTTGGTGTCAGTTACAGCATAGAAAAAGTGTCGGCTGGCTATGGTGTTAATGTGGCCAGAGCCTGGAACAATGAAGCTAAAAGCAAGTATCCTTACACGTCTAATTTGGGAAACGTTAGCGTGCGCGAAGGTTTACAAAATTCATTGGATGCGGTGCTGGAAAGTTTGGAAACCGGCGAAATCAAAAAGGGAACGATTGATATCCGAACATATCTGTCTTCAGGGCACGAATCTTCTGATGAAGATTATCCTGTACGGGGTCGTAAGCTTGATGACAAAAGAATAGCCAAGGCCGGTAAAGATTATTACCACAACAGTTTTGAAATTATTGATAACGGTGTCGGTATGTCGGACACTGATATTAGAGATAAGTTTCTGGCCCTGCACGGTACTGGCAAAGATAAGGTTGGGCGATTTGGTGGGTTCGGTATTGCCAAGGCTGTTATTCTGGGGCCACACGAGTCATCCACCTGGGTGCTTGAAACCAGAGACAATCAACACGATGGGGTCCGGGCACAAAATGCTGACCAGGTTGGTACACTGTCTAAGCCAAGGCAGGGCACGTCCATTCGCGTAGAGGCCGAAAGTCAAATTATTGATAACGACTCCAAGCGTTATGTGGAGACCACCGAGTTGCCCAAGAATGTTTCCGTTTCTTTAAACAATGCTAAGATTAAGAATCCGTTTGGTGGGAAGAAGTTTAAAGAATTTACAGATGTTGTAAATAAGGGCGATCATCAGTCAGAACTTTCGATGAAATACTATCCCAAGGCTCCATCCGGGTATAACCAAAAGATGATAATCCGCCTGGTGGACAAACAGACTGGAGCAAAGCTTACTCAGGGCATTACTAATATTTATAATGAAGGTTTCCCTGGTGCGCTGATAATTGATGTTGCTACCAGCCAAACTCCTGGGGGAAACTATTATCCACTGACCGATTCACGCATGGAGTTGAAGTGGGACGGCAAGCAGTTGGCTGAAAAGATTGTTGCTAAATTTGCTGTGGATCCGCTGTCGGCTAAACGGACTACAGTGGAATTTACCTGGCAGAACCTAAAAGATCGAGGCGAGTGGAAGAAAACTATCGAAAAAACCAAAACGGATAAAGGTTACAACGACCTGATAAAAACCGTTACTGGTATTTGGAACGAATCACAGAAGCCAATTGAAAAACTCACTATCGAGGAGCAGCTGCGCCGACCATATCTGAACCAGACCATTCCTTACACACCCATAGAACAACTGAATCAAAAGGTTGACACGGGGGTTAAAGGTTACAAGGGTGGGTCGATGTTTCATGCCAAACATATATTAGCCTTTGAAACGGTGGCCAGGATGTATGCCGGAGCAGCTGGCGGTAAACTTGAAAAATTTTATCCGATGCTATCTGTGGTGATAGATGGTGGAGCTGTTGAGGGTGAGTATAATGCTGGCTTGGGAGAGATGGGTATGAATCCGTTATCTCTGGATAAAGACGCTGCCAAGTCTCCGCTACACTATGCCACATATCTTAAAGGTTTGATCGATCACGAATTTACCCATGCTTTCCAAGGCGCACACGACGAAAAGTTTGCTGTTGCCCGTGAAGCAATGCACAAAAAAACTGCCCACCTGTTTCCCCAGACTTTAAGAATTGCGGAAGCTGTCTTGCAGGTACCGGACAAAGAGTTGACCCGTGAAAGTGTGGTCGAGAAGGAAAAAATCAAAGAGATCGTGAAAGAAATCATGGTCCCAGTTGAAACGATCCTCACCGAATATAAGCCCTTACCAATGAGGCAGGGCAAGTTGTTCGATGCCCAAACATTAATCAACGAACCTACAGGAGATACACCTAATGACATCAAACTCTATTACCCCAGCCGCGCTAAAGGACTCCCAAGGCAGCTTAGGTTATTCAACCAACGAGTGGTTGGACGCAGCCCTGGACGAGTTAGTCCGGCAGAACGTGAGGGAGGCAGGGGCAGCGATCAACTCCCCACTCCACAAGAGATTATCGAAGCTGGCAAAAGAGACGGCGCATTTGACCGTGCAGATTTTACAGGGGCCGAAGCAGCAGTAACCAGAGAAGCCCACACGGATGCACTCCGGATACTCACTAATGGTATTGAATATCAATACTGGGGTATCCCCAAAGGATCTACACCATACAAAGTGCTTTCGGGTGATCTGGACATTTCTACAATGAAACCGGAACAGTTTACCGTTAACGAGCTGCGCGGTATGGCCAGACTGGTTTCAACAAGTGAAACCGGCACAAAGGCTGAGTTGCTTGAACGGGTGATAAACAATCTGAATGTGGCAGATAGTTTGGACAGTTTTGCCTCTACAGATCGGCCCGTACTGGAAATGGATAATAAATATAAGCTGGCAGACCTTCAGCTCTTTGCCAGTTTCCTTGGTGTTAATCCGGTAGGCAAAAAGCTGGAAGTCGCCGATAGGGTGTGGCGCAAATATATCCAAGATCGTTACCATACCATTAAGGGCTACATCCAGTTTCATGAAGATACCAAAAAAGAGATACCTAAAGATGTTGCCGAAACATGGATTGAAACTCAGGACTTGTACCATAAAGCCTGGGGTGATGCACTGACGGTAAAACTTCCGGAAGTTGCAGTGTCTCTTAATCCAAATTTTGAGCGTGGTGGTCTGGTTTCTACCGGTGAACTGTTTGATGCTTTGAAGCAGGCGGATCCCAAGCTGGATAAACGGCGCTTCGACCGAATGATTAAAGATAGATTGCGCCAGGATTTCTTACTTTATAAAACACAAAATCCGGAAGGCTTGCCTGAAGTTGAGCGTGCCGCATTGGTTAAGATTGATGGCGTGTATTATGGTCAGGTTGGCAAGAAGGGTGTTTCTACTGTGGATGTTGCTGATCTGGTTAGTAAAATAGACTCTCCCCAGATGATTAAAGCCCTTCGACAAACCGGGTTTGACATTACAAGACAACGCGATCTTGGGACGCAACTCGGGATTCTGGGTATAGAGTACCCCTCTATCAAGAAAGCCTTAAAGTCGGCCTCTGATAAGCTCAGCAACCTATCTAAGCAGGCAGCCGCAGAGTCAGATACTGATCTTCAGATGATGCTCATGGAAACCGAGACTACTTTAGCAACCGCCAGTGATTTTATGGCTGCTTTTGCCGGCGAGAAGAACGGTATGAGCAAGTTGGCTGACCAGTATCGAGACCAAACGGCACCGATTAAAAATGAATCAATCATCCGTCAGGTATTTTATAATGAAATGCCGGTACGGATTTCCGGACCGATTGAGCAATATATGGCCACACGTCAAGCTAAAGAAGCCTACGCTAAGCGCTATATGCGTGACCAGGGTGTCACCTTGGACGATATCAAGCGCTTATTTAAGGGCACTAACGTGATTAAAAAAGCTGACGGATCTGTAGCTGTAACCACGCCTAATGGACAGCAGCTAATAATCAAGTCGGTAGATTCGGTGGATGTTAATAACGCCAACTTTTATGTGAACATGGGTCGGGTTCCTGTAAAAGGTGAAACCGCCATAGGAAAATATGCTGACGGCAAGATTGAATTACATAAAGATCTGGCTGACAACTGGGTTTTAGCTCACGAGTCGTACCACTGGCTGGAAGATGTAGGCTTTATTACATCTAAAGAATCAGACATCCTGCGAGATCACATCCAGGAACTACATGCCAACAACATGTGGGAATCAAGAAACATTAAAGATGTGGGCGGCGCTGAAGACAGGGCAAATTATATTTCCTGGTCCATTAATAATCGAGCTAAACAGACAGGGATTATTGAGAAGATCATACAAAAGATCAAAGACCTGATTAATGGGTTCGTGGGTATATTTAAGCTTACTCCCCAGAGCATTGTCAGGGATATTGAGACCGGCAAGATTTATCAGGGTCCGAAACAGAAACCGTTTGCCCGAAAGTTTTTGGCTCCGCAATATCAGACAACTGCTTATCATGGATCCCCTTCTTTCTTTAAGCGTTTTCGCACCAGGTTTATTGGATCTGGAGAAGGGGCACAAGCCTTTGGGTGGGGTCTGTATTTTACTGACGAAAAGAGCATTGCCAAAGACTATGCTGATCGCTTAGGTGCGGATGAATGGATAGACCTTTCCTGGAAAGCAGCTGGCGGAACGGTTGCAATTTGGGAAAGTCGTCAACCAACCAGTTACAGCCCGACTATGTTTAAAACGGAAATGATGAAGAAGGCGCGTGATGACAGTCACGCAAACACACTGGCTATTACCAAAGCTACGCTGGTTGAAGATTTGATGATTGAAGACTATGCTATGCACGCAGCCTACCATAATACCGGCGAGGCGGGTGTGGTAGCAGCCATCCAGGATGTTGTTGATAATCTTATTGCAGGCTACGAACTCGACCGTCAGAGCGCTGAGGGCAAGGATCGTCAGGACGGGCAGGATTCTATTGATTATCTAAGGGCTATCCGTCCCGATTCTATCAGTCAGCTGACAATGAAGCGGCCAAAAACCAAGGCGGTTTATAAAGTTACCCTACATAAGGGTAAGGATCCCAGCGAATATGATTGGTTGGATTGGGACAAAGCTTTGTCGAAAGAGATCTTGGGAAAAATTATAAATCAATCTGAAAAAAAGGATATAGCTCAATATAGAATGAAAACATTTGGTAGATTAAAACATTGGTTCGATAAAGATTTAGATAGTTATGATTATACAAACCTTGGAGTTGGGCAAAATGCTTATGAAGAAATATCTACTGCTTTGGGTGGAGACAAAGAAGCTTCCCTGTTCCTTTTAAGAGCAGGTATAGATGGTATCAAATTTCCGTCCGGCACTCTATCCGGTATTAAAGATTCGCCGCATTTTAACTATACGGTCTTTGACGAAAGTGCTGTTGATATCGAGGCTGTTGAACAGTATACCACAGCCACTCCCCAGGACGAAGAATTTATGCGAGAGCATGGCAACAGCGCAGCTGCTGAAAATGTGAGTAGATCCCTGCGTGATTATGCCATGACGAGTTGGGGCAAGATCGGTCGGTGGATGCTTAAAAAGAGAGAGATAGGAATTGGCGAACTTGAAGATACTACCGCATGGGAACGCCTGTTGTTTACGCCTATTCATTATTTCGGTAAGGTGCCAGCTGCCGGAGCCATGGTTGAGGACGGAACTAATCGTTCAGACAATTATTTCAAAGGGCTGAACTTTATAGAAAAAGATTCTAACAAAAAATCCAGGCTACAAATCGGGAAAAAGCTGAAAAAAACAAACAAAAAAGAATATCGAGCCATCAATAAGTACCTGGACGACAACGATATGAATAAATATGGCTATACGGTAAAGATGAAAGAGGGCATCGAGGAATCAGTGGGCAAGACCTTCGAGATAAAAGATCCGGACGGAAAGGTTGTTGGTACTGCCAATAGTTATGATGATGGTTGGGCTGAAGCGACACGGCTGGAAGTAGCCAAATTGGCCGAGCTGGGATACTCTGAATTGGCTCAGGATTGGGTCCAGGGCACCAGAGAAATGTCTCATAATGTTTTTAACATTTTGCGTGGAGCGATCAACGATCTAACTAAACGATACGCTGCTAAGGGAATGAGTCTTCCCAGTGTTGCCACCTGGGTAGATGGCGCACGGGTGGAAGTAGACCTGAAGGTAGCACTGGCTAAAATGGGTAATATGCGTGGATACTTTATGCCACGAATCCGCAAGCCCGGACGTTTCAGCATGTATGCAAAACCCAAGAAGGGTTATGAGAACAAACTCCATCCAATCCTTAAGCATTTTGAGTCAGAGCTTTTCGCTGCTGAAGAAGCCAGCAGGAAAAAGTATGATAATTATATTGTTGATATTGAGAAGATTAATAAGATGCCGGAAGATATTTTTAAAATAGCCGGACAGGTCGTGGCGTTTCAGGAGATAATGAACAAGGCGCTGGAGCAGGTCTCTGGTGAGATGAAGAAGGGCGTAGCCGCCGACGTTATGGCAGAGCTGGAAAAGGCACAGTTGGAGATGGGTAAGCAGCTGGCTGAAGGTGTGGCTAATCTCTTTAAGGGTCGTGGTGTTAGAACGCATATGATTATGCGAAATGATGCTGTCGGTGTTGGGGTGTGGAAGGGTTATGAAGAAGATTCAGTACAACGCATGGCTAAATATGTGAGGGGCGTAGCTGCCGGTGAAGCTAAAAAGAAAATGATGCTGGACATGCTGCGACACATGACCGGTACCGATATTTCATGGCAGGAATATCAAGCCGAACATACCAAGGCGGGTCTGGATACCACCTATAAGGATTATCTGGAATTTGTTAAAAATCGGCGTATTGATCCTGTTAAACAGCGAAACATTTTTCACGATGCTTTAACCTATATGGAAGATATGGGTCGAAACGACGAAGCTGTGGACAGAATAATTGGTACGGTCAAGGGCCTGGCTGTGTTGAAATTTCTGGCCGGTCGGCCAGCAGCTGTAGCGGTCAACCTTACCAACCTTGGTATGGCTGTACCAGCAACAATGCGAGCTTTTGCCAACATCCCTATGCGAAAGACCCCTGGATTTTTAGTTGATGCCATGAAGGGATACCTGGAATACTATCGTGCAGGAAGATCTGATAGAGATCCAAACATCCCAGGATGGATGAATGATCTGTTTGAAGAAATCGAGGATAGCGGGTGGCATGCTGCCCAGTACAACAAAGAAGCCTTATCGTTACTTAAATCTAAGGTCGGCAATGGTTATGATACCATGCTTGAGGTTTTAATGATGGGTTTTGGTGTTTCTGAGCAGATAAATC